GTTTCCCAGTCACGATCCTTGGTGCTCGAAATCATCCTCATCCTCGAACGAACCGAAGCCTTCATTTCGAGCCGCCTCGGCTAGTAATTCCGACTTGACAAACCGCATCATTTCCTGCTTGAGCGATAGCGGTTTCATGTGACCGGCGGGTAGCTCCACCGGCGTCGGGTCCGGTTCTTCATACGGTCCGCGCCTTTCGCGCAGCATCTGTTGCCGGGGGATCTGCATCATATCGTCCTCGCGTACGCCGACTTCGACACCAAGCGACGAGCAGCCAGTCTGTGTTGAACCATTACCCATAGCGCATCCTCCGACGTTACGTTGTGAATCCGCTTTGTCGCATCGCACTCGACAAAGCTCTGGTTTAAAGTTGGGGCCGAGCTAAACAACCTGGCCTGATGATAATGATCCAACGCACTCCGAAAGTCTCCGGCGACTGTAGACGGATGAGACCGATATTCGGCATAACGGTCACCGTATCCGAAGATGTCAGACGAAGTATTCGCCGCGTCGGCATATATCTCGTTGTCATATATCTCCTGCTGCCCGATGAATTGCAGTTCCTTCTGGAAAAAATCTTCCTTGTCCTGACGCAAGAATGACCGGTGTACGCCGTTCGCGTAGATCGCTTTCGGACGAACCGAAAGCATGGAGATCACATAACCGTGTTCCTCGAAGAACCTTCGGTATCTATTACTCCTGAGCGCAGCCACACCGTGTCCGTACATATCGCCGACGCCATAGGCGTTAGTGGGCCCGGTTCCCGTCTCCGGGCCTGTTTGCAACACTTCTGAAAAGCTAATCGTAGTTTTTCCGCCTCCGAGGTACTCGGGCCGCTGGAGACGACCGTCGGAAGAATTGATACCAAGATAGCGGAGATACTCCGTAAACCGCGATCCATAACGCGCCCTCGCTTCCTGAAAACGTTGAAGCGCCAATGCGCGCCTGAAATCATCCAACGGGATAGCCGTTGCAGCTGATAAGTCCGCCTCGAGGCCGGTCTGCGAACCGAAACGCACGTTCGCCGTCGCACCAGTATACGCGCCGAACTCGACATTACCTCCGCTCGTATTTACTGACAGCGTTCGTGTCGTTGAATCATTGGTTGAATGCACCTGAATATTTTCGTCAACTCCCTGCACTGGTGCCACAGCACCCACCGGCAGAGTAACGTCCGCACCTTTGTCGGCCCACGGCCTGGCGGCCGTGAAATAATCCTTCTCCCACGCGATTTTGTGAATATCCTCGTTCGTGCTCGCGGCCGCGGTCACCAAATCCTGATCCCGATAATACTCGTTATAAACCGCGTTGTAGCCGTACAGCGGCAACGCGCTGACGTCGATCGTGTTCGCCACCACGGAGTACAGATGATCGAACAACGGCTTCGTATTATCCGTTTCAACAGTCGGAATCGTATCCGCGTTGAGACCATCACTGCCGCCCGTGATGAAATCTTCCCACGTCGCCCAAACCAACCTATTTGGGATATAGAAATGGTGCACTCGTACGTGTACCGGATGCATCACCGGCGCCGCCAGAGGGCTGACTCGAATGAACACATTCGCAGAGTGGTCGAACGTATCCCCCGGCAGCACTTCTATCGTACCCACCGGGATCAGTTCGCCCATGTCGCAGGTTAATAGCTTGTAGTGACTCAAGTTGTGCTTGAAGCGTTTCATACTCTTGCAGCTCCTTAAAGACGGAATCCAACGCGACCGGAGAACCGGCGCAACCTTGCAACACGACGGCCGCCAGAACGACGCCGCACAACACGCCGGCGCGGCCGACCTCTCGAATATCTACGTTTCCCATATCTGCGTCCTCTCATGATTTTTCCTCACTTGTTGGGGTCATACCGGTTACCCGGCAACCATTTACTCTCAAAACGCCGCTGTGTCCACCGGCGATATTTTGCTTCCCAATCACGCGCCTTCGCGCCTAAATCCTCTTCTATCGAGGTGCTTTGAGAACTCCCAAGCGTGTACATCGGGTTTCCATAAATATCGTTCCCGATGTATATCCTTGAACCTTTCGGGTGAATACCCGCTGTTACGCTTTTATCCTTCTTCGACCCGGCAACCGGCCTATCCGGTTGAATCTCTACATCGCTCATCGACCGACCAGCGCCTGAACTCATCATCTCTTGGCGGTTTTTCGCCGCTTGACTGCGGTACATCTCCGCCTGGGCATTGTCGACATTGATCGCCGATTTCGTGCGTTCATACTGTAACCGATGTTCATACGCGATCCTTGCCCGTTCCTCCTGCGCCGCTCTTTTCCTTTCGCCATAACTGCTACCTCGAGACAGCGCCGCCACTGGGTCGCTTCTTACATTACCTACCACGTCCATCGTAGGCGCCGCCGTAGTCGTTGGTGATCCTGTACCCATCGCGCTGGGTGAGAATCCCTGAACCGCTCCAATAGCATATAGCGGATGGATCCCGGCGGCTTTCGCGTCTTTCACTCTCTCCCGAATCTGCGATTGCCATGCGCGATACTCTTTCTCAAACCTCCGTTGACTTTCTCTGAAATCGCGAGACAGGTACTTATTCTCGCGATTCTCCAACCTCAGCGCCCAGTCAAATGAATCCTGATACATTCGCTGCTGCGCACGTGAAGGCGTCCACCCTTTATCACTTCCGAACAGACCGCCTATGCTGGTAGCGAAATCAATTCCCGCTCCAACGGCTCCCGGGTTAATCGGCACAGTGCACCTCCGGATTACGTTTACGGTACCGGCGGAAACCGTTCCTTCCGCCGTACCCAGACTTGATAATCACGTTCCTCCGAACAGCACGTGACCGACAAACATCCATATCAATGCGGTCACGAGTACGACGAACACTATCATTCCGTCCGCCAGCGACTTCACGCTGTTTCCTCCACCGGTCGCGGAGGTGGCGTATACGTGCCGTCGGCCGCGAAGCGCCCACGGAACGCCCTTTTTGACCCGGGAAAATTTTCCGGCCTCTTGCCGCTGTTCCTGTTCTGGACTTCCGCCAGACGCTCTTCGTAGTTGTCCTCATTTGCGGTGAACGAGTGCCGCGTACCTGTACGGGGGTCGAACCACTCGAAATATCGCGTACCTTTTGCCATTGTCGATTACTCCTTTTGTAACTGTAGGTGCTGGTACTCGGGCTTGACTTTGATGCCCGTTTTGTCGAACTGCCGGATCTTCGCCCGGAGCTCCTCGATCGTCGTTTTGCCATCGAGTTTTAACTTCCTTTTGGCTTTGTTTTTCTGTTTCTCTGCTTCATCAACGTCTATTATCGGCGCTTTGAAATAGTCGTCTTTTAGCGCTAGCTCGCTCCGGTCTTTTCGGTACTTTGGGATTCCGAGCCGCTCCCTGAGTTGTCGTCGCATATATCCGCTAAGCGGGTAAGCCTTACCTCGATATCGGTAAGCAGCTCCAATGTCTCCGTAAGTTGCGATTGCACATGCGCCATTGTATGTCGTGTAACTTTTTTCGAAGCGTTCAAGCGCCGCATGGCCTATGCCAGGTCTTCTCGACATTGTTGAAAACTCGACCGGCCTGCCTTTAAGCCCTTTGTGATCATCGCTTGTCATCCCCTTTGTTGTGTACTTCGCACAATACGCCATCTTTATTTCATCCGCCTCGCGGAGTGTATGGAACCCTTTTTCCCACAGGTCTCCGAACTCTTTGTCCCGGGAGAACGGCTCCCAGTCGGTCCACAAGATAGCGTGATAATGCGGTCGGTCCGCCTGCATACCGTATTCTCCCACGGCGAAATAGCGAAACGCACCAAAATGATACCGGATGGATTTCCACATATCCGTCAAATCCGGCTTGTAAAGGACAGGGACCCCCTCGCCGTTCCGAGGGAGGTCCCCATCCGCGTAGGTGAGCGTCAGAAACGAGGCGTAACGGTGGTATTCCGTCTCCAAAAGCATTCGGCCGGTCCATTCCCGCCGTTTCTTTATCCGACACGGTAAACACCTCCCGCACCCGACCATTCCTCCACTCGTCGGTACCCTCGATGTGCAGAGCATTTAGTCAGTCTTACCATTGCACATCAAGTAGGTGCAATGGGCGGAGTTTCCGCAGCTCCGTCCTTAGGCTCGTTGACGCTCGCTCGAGGCTCGCTGCCGGGTTCTGCAGGGGCATCACGCTCTGTCGCAGCAGGAGCATCCGGCGGGCCATCCAGCGACTCGTCAGGGCCTTCTGAGACCATATCCACGACCTCATACTGAGAGACTAGATCCAACTCGTCACGATCCTCTAGCTCGAAATCATCCTCATCCTCGAACGAACCGAAGCCTTCATTTCGAGCCTTGGGATCGTGACTGGGAAAC